GTCGTAAGACTTTGGGGTGGATCGAGTGTGGGAAAATCCTCCTTGACCCCCCTGCTGGTCGCCGCCGTGATGCGTGGGAAGTTGAAACTAGGCCCTCAAGAGACCCTGGAATCGCAAATATACACGCGGAATCCGGGATCCCCTTATTGGTCTGGATACCACGGTCAAGCTATTACCATCTATGACGATTGGGGGCAACAAGTAGATTCCCCTGGAAACCCCAACCCTGACTATTTTGAACTCATCCGAGCGTGTAATAGCGCTCCTTGGAATCTGAACATGGCGGAAGTAGAGAACAAGGCAAACACGTTCTTCAACAGCCAGATGATAGTCCTTTCATCAAACAAGCAGTCGCCTGCCATTTGCTCGGTAAATCACAAAGAAGCCGTGCTGCGGCGTATTGAGTTCGACTGCGAAGTGACTAGACGACCAATTTCTGAAGCTACAGTTGCCTCCGGGGAGATCGACTTGTCCGTCTATACCTTTAAAGTCTCTGAACGTGACGAAACAGCTACTGAGAACGCCCGGAAGGAGACATACACTATCGACTTCGACGGATTGGTCGAACGCTTACGCTCGGCCCGTGACCAGCGAACAGATTGTTCCGCGACGCGCAAGAAGCAGATTGAGGAAATGTTCAACGCCCAGAGTGGCGAACTCTCGTCTGACTTCTCTTCTCCCGAAGAAGACCTCGGGCGCGTCCATGTTCCCGATTCAGAAGACGTCAGAAAATACTGTGACAAATATAAGATAGCATACGAAACCCGCAACCACTGGTGGGGAAAGAAAGAGCTAATTTTGTATGACTCCATCAAGGATGAAGACTGGTTCTTCTTTGCCTCACGGGGGGCCCATGTCTCCCAGTTCTCCGACTCTATGATGAGCCGGGTGTTGGAGGCTTTGGAGCCTCTTGAAGGGTTCGCAGCCTATATCCGCAACAGCATCCACCGTCAACTGGAAACTATCCTCCCGTCGGCGTCGTGGTGGAAAAAGTGCATCAAAAGGACCGTGAAAGTCGGGCTCGCCTTTACCTCTGTTTATTTAGTGGCTCGGGGCGTGTCCCTGCTAGCGAAGACTCTGAACGCTGCGCTTGCCGTAGTGCTGCCCTTGGCAAACTCCAGCACGAACGACGGGGTGCGATACCCTGCCATCCAACGAGGGCGATTCCACCGGAAGAATGCGAAATCCCAGTCCGGCCCCTGCGCCGAAACTGTGGACTTAGGAAAAGCACTCAGCTCCAATTGCTTAAGACTCGCTTATGGCAATGCCACTCTAGGGTGGCTAACTGGAGTCCAAGATCAGATTGCTCTTTTGCCAACCCACGTCTGGGCTACGTGTCTAGCTGCGTGCGGGGGGCTCCCTTTGCCCGACGGTATTGTCCCGGAAGAAGAACTAGAAGGATTACACGCTGACGACGACCTTACATTTGTAAAGCTCCCTGCGACCTTTCCCAGATTCAAGAAGATAACTAATCGTTTCCTATCAGAAAAAGACTTGAACTTCTCAAATTTCTCGGCCCACATCTTTACCGACGTGGTGCGAATAGTAGACGCTGAAATAGGCACCACTCCCATCCAGTACGATGCCAAGGGCACGAAGTATGCTCTGGCGTCTCATATGACGTACCGGGCTGGAACGAAGCCTGGCGACAGTGGGGCCATTATAGGTCACGGTGAGTCCTTCAACTCGAAGTTGTTGGGCTTCCATGTCGCAGCAAGCCCAGTTCGCGGGTATGGTCGCCTTATATCAAAGGAAGATATCATCGAGTCGATCGCAGAACTCTTATCAGAAACCGCCGCACAGTCCGGGGAGGCCCCACGTGGGTTGCCCTTCCCAGTAGTAGCCACCGCTAAGTACAACAACTTCTCCAACGGGCGATCGAAGATTAAGCCCGCTCTATTGCATGAAGCGTTCCCTATTACAAAGGGGCGCGCCATCCTTAGACCTGTCGCAGGAGTTGACCCACTAGCTAAAGCTCTAGGCAATTACAATCTGTCTAAGGACGTTGCTCCCACTGAGTGGGTGCCCGCTCGTCAGATCGTGCAGCGCCTAATCCACAGGAAAAGCGAAGCCCGTGTACTGGATGTAGATACAGCGGTAGGAAATTGGCGCGAGTTGGCCTCTATGGACCGAGGAACGTCCTCTGGATACCCCTTCTGCAAACAATACGCGGATTCCACCAAACGGCGATTTTTTGAAGACATTGAAGAGGTAGTCCCTACTCAGGAGTTGCGAGATATTGCACTACAGTGCAAAAACTCCCTCCTTCGAGGAGAGAAACCTGTTTTTGCGGACAACCTGAAAGACGAAACACGTCCCCTCAAGCGATGCAGAGTCTCAGACCCCGACAACATCAAGACCCGCGCTTTTAGCGCTGCTCCCGTTGACTTTGTCGTGGTGTGCCGTCAGTATCTCGGCGCATGGATCAGCTCTCTTAACGAACACCGCATTTCAAACGGAACCACGGCCGGTATCAACCCTGCTAGCCCT